TACAGAAAATAGTGAATTTAGGAGGGGAGGGATATTTAGGTCTCACTATAGTTGTTTATTAGATTTAATGATAAGTGACACTAGGGTTATATCTCGGGTAAGGGACCAAAGGTTATAACTTTATTTTAACCAAGGTATTGACTTTTGGTAGAAAATATGGTATAATAATAGTATAAGGTTTAAACATTTAGACCTACACTAAAGTAACACCCTGAAGAGCCTATCTCAGACAACTCTTTAATAATCCTTTAAACTAAAGTTTAATCATTATAATTATCACCTTAAGAAATATAACTTTGGTCTCATCTAAAGACTTTAAGTGCACTTAAGATAGGCTTTGTTTTTATGTCTTTTATAAAAAGGAGCAAAGCGACAATGAGACCTGATGATAAACGAAGATTAAACAAAGGAAACCCTAAATTAACTAAAGGGGTTGTCTTAAACCCTAATGGTAGACCAAAAGGTAGTGTCAATAAGTATACTGCATTAAGTAGAGAGTTAATGTCTACTAAAGGTCCAGAGATAGTAGAGAAAGTCATAGAGATGGCTCTTGAAGGTGATAGGACTTGTCTCAAGATGTGTATGGATAGAATCCTACCTACTACTAAAGCTGTAGAGCTTAGGTCTTCTGAGGATAAAGGGAATGTAATTATCAACATCGGTGGTCTAGAGGAGAAAGTAGTCGCTGCTGAACAAGAGAAGCCACTAGAGTATGAAGAAGGTGTCATTATTGATGATACTAAATTAGATGAGAAGGTAGTTAGTATAGCTAACGCTGAAAAGGAAGTGAGTAGTAATGAGTAACGAACTCGACGTAAAACTACATCCTGCACAACTAGAGATATTTAATAGTTCAGCTAGATTTAAGGTTGTATCTGCTGGTAGACGTTTCGGTAAGTCTAGACTAGCTGCTTGGATTCTAATCATTAAAGCACTACAATCAGAGAGTAAGGATGTCTGGTACATTGGTCCTACATTCCAACAGTCCAAAGAGATTATGTGGAATATGTTGAAGGAGCTACTACAAGGTACTGAGTTAATAGCTCAGACACACGAGAATACTGCTACGATTACATTAACTAATGGTCGCAGGATAAGTCTAAAAGGTAGTGATAGACCTGATACATTACGTGGTGTCGGTCTATACTATGTGGTACTAGATGAGTATGCTTCTATGAAGCCAGATGTGTGGGAGAAGATTATTAGGCCTACACTAGCAGACGTAAAAGGTGAAGCATTATTCATCGGTACACCTGAAGGTAAGAATCACTTCTATGACTTATGGGTAGAAGCAGATAAAGAGAAGAATGAAGACTGGAAAGCATTTCAGTATAACTCTACTGATAACCCTCTAATCGATCCTGAAGAGATTAAAGTGGCTAGAGAGACTATGAGTACTCAGGCCTTCAGACAAGAGTTTGAAGCAAGTTTTGTGTCTTTTACAGGTGGTATCTTTAAGAATGATTGGCTTAAGTATGATGATCAAGAGCCAGAAGAAGGTAATTATGTCATCGCAGTTGACCCTGCAGGTTACGAGAATGTGGAGAAAGGCCGTGGACTTAAGACCTCTAAGTTAGATGAAACGGCTATTGCAATTGTTAAAGTGGACGGAGATCATTGGTGGGTTAAGAATATTCTCCACGGTAGATGGTCAATTAAAGAAACAGCAAAAAAGATACTTACGGCAGCAATTGAAAATGAAGCAACAACAGTCGGCATCGAAGCAGGAGCTCTAAAGAATGCAATATATCCTTACTTAGAGGATGAGATGAGAACTTCAGGCAGATGGGTACCAATTACAGATGTTACTCACGGTGGTAAGAAAAAGACAGATAGAATAACGTGGTCTCTTCAAGGTAGACTAGAACACGGAAAGATTTCTTTTAATCCAGACCCTAGTTATACTAGGGATTTAGAGACACAATTGATTGAGTTTCCTTCGAGAGGTACTCACGATGACATTATTGATGCATTAGCTTATATTGATCAGGTTAGTGTGGCGGATTTCCTAAGTACTATTGATTTAGAAGATGACTGGGAACCTTTAGATGAAGTAGCAGGCTATTAAGGAGCATATGGACTATAATAACGAAAGAGAGTACCAAGCATTAGCTGGCTGGCTCAGCACTCGACTCACTGAGTGGAGAAATCATAGAGATAATAACTACTTAACTAAATGGGATGAATATTATCGTCTATGGCGTGGTCTTTGGACTCCAGAAGATCAGACACGTAAGTCAGAGAAATCACAGATTATCTCTCCTGCGCTTCAGCAAGCAGTGGAATCTTCTGTAGCTGAGATTGAAGAAGCCACTTTCGGCAGAGGGCGTTGGTTTGATATTAAAGATGACTACTTAGATGATCAGAAAGAAGAAGCTGAGAAGATACGTAACTTACTCCAAGAAGATTTAGAGGAAGCAGGTGTTAAGGATGCTATATGTGAAGTATTCTTAAATGGTGCTATCTACGGTACAGGTATCGGTAAAATTATTACTGAGGAGACTGTAGAGCGTAGTCCTGCCTCTATCCCTGTAGAAGGTACATTAACTTCTGTGAGAGAAGTAGCTGAGATGCCTAAGATTGAGGTCAGTGTTGTAGCTATCTCACCTAAAGAGTTCTTAATTGACCCTGCAGCCGAAACTATAAATGAAGCTTTAGGTGTCGCTCACGAGATATTCAAACCTAGACATAGTATTAACAAAGGCATCGAGAGTGGCGTATATCGAGATATCGACATCGAGGCTAACGTAGATATAGTTAAAGTAGGTTTTGACCCAGAATACACTAATAGAGATGCTGGTGATCACATTAAGATTTGTGAGTACTGGGGTAAAGTACCTGCTAAGTTCTTAAAGAGGACAGCTACTAATAGTGAAGACTTCGAGTATAATGATGATGAGCTAGTAGAAGCTGTAGTTACTATTGCTAACGATACGCACATCTTACGTGCAGAGCTTAATCCATTTATGATGGAGGATAGACCTTTTATTTCTTATCAACACGATTTAGTTCCTAGTAAGTTCTGGGGTAGAGGTGTCTGTGAGAAAGGTTATAATGCACAGAAAGCATTAGATGCTGAAATGAGAGCTAGGATTGATTCTATGGCTCTCACTACTACACCTATGATGGCTGCAGATGCTACTCGTCTACCTAGAGGTCTTAAGCTAGAGGTTAGACCAGGTAAGACAGTTCTTACTAATGGTGATCCTAGAAATGCTATTATGCCTCTTAACTTAGGTTCAACTGATCCTCAGACTGGTGTACAGATTCAGATGTTACAGAATATGGTTCAGATGGGCACTGGCTCTTCTGATGCTGGTTCTGCAGAGAGAGCTACTTCATCTGGTATGTCTATGACACAGTCAGCTTCTATTAAGAGACAGAAGCGTACTCTAATGAACTTCCAGAATACTTTCCTTATCCCTATGATTAATAAATCAATGTGGAGAAAGATTCAGTTCGATGTAGAGCGTTACCCAGTTTCTGATTATAAGTTCGTACCTTATTCTACTATGGGTATTATGGCTAAAGAACTAGAGATGCAACAGATGGTCTCTATGTTACAGTCTATCCCTAAAGATTCTCCTGCTTTCAATACTCTATTATTAGCTGTATTCCAGAACTCTAGTATGCACAATAGAGATCAAGTAGTTAAGTCTCTAATGGAAGGTATGCAACCTAATCCTCAACAACAGCAGATGCAACAGATGGCATTTGCTCTAGAGATGAAACAGAAGGAAGCAGATATCCAGAAGACTATGGCGGAAGCACAAGAAGAGCAAACCAAAGCACAGAAGAACGCTGCAGATGCTCAAGCTAAGATGCCTACTCAACTGGATTTCCAAGAGAGAGCTGCTAAGTTACAGAAAGAACTCGCTTCTATCTCTAAGATGAATGCAGATACTAATAATAAGAACTCTGAGACTCTACGTAATGTTCCTGAAGTGGATCACCTTAAGTCAGAGACAGCACTAAATTATGCAAATGCAAGAAGACAAACAATTTTACCAAACTAGACTCTCACTTTGTGAGCACGATGGTTGGAGAGACTTAGTTGAAGAACTAAAGAATCTTGAAGACCAGATCAACCAGCTCGACAGTGTAGAGGACTTACAAGACCTTCATTTTAATAAAGGTCAGTTAGCGGTCTTTAGACAGATTATCTATCTAGAGGAAGCGACTAAAGTAGCGGCAGAAGAACTAGAGTATATTTAGCTCTGCCATTTTATAGTTCATCGTAAGATGGACAATCACTTCATAACCCCATAGGGGCGGAGAAAACAATATGAGTAATATAGTAGTGGACCCTGAATCCCAAACTTCAGCAACAGAAGCACCTACAACAAACGTAACAGGAACAACAGAAGCAGTAGCGGAAGCACCAGTCTCTCACGAGACTACAGCTGAAACAGATGCCTCCGTAATTCCTGATAAGTTTGCAGGTAAATCGACAGAAGAGATTATCGCTAGTTATCAGAACCTCGAAAAAGAAATGGGTCGTAAGGCTCAGGAAGTTGGAGAGTTAAGAAAGTTATCGGATAGTTTCCTTCAAGCTGAATTAGCTAGGGATAAACAGCCTAATCCACAACAATCCTCTCAGATACAAACAGAGGACGATGGAATGGAGTTCTTC